AACGCCTGCATAGCCACGCCGCCGCTCAGCATCGCGGCGCCGAACGGACCACCCACGAGGTCACCGAGTCCGGAAAGGCCACCGGCAGCCTGCGCACCCTTGGATGCGACGTTGTCGGCGTGCTCACCCGTCGATGAGAACGCCGAGTCCATGCGGCTCCCGGCCCGGTCGACGTCGTCACCCATGTCGCGGGAGCTCGACCCCACCCGGTCCATAGCCCGGGTCAGATCATCGACGTCACCGCGGGCAGTGACCCGGAACTCGTTACGCGCACTCATCAGGTGACTTCGATCCCAGCCCTGTCGAACACGTCCGCGATGGCCTTACCGACGATGTCACCAGCCTCGCTGGACGTGCCCACGAACACGTCAGAGATGACCTTGCCGCCACCGATGATCAGGAAGTAAGGCGCCGTCGTGCCGCCACCGACCACGCTCGAGGTCGGGCCGGCCTTCTCGACCCGCACTGACCGACGTGCGGCACCCGTCAGGATCGGGATCCGGGGTTGTGCCTTCCCGACGACGGTATCTGCCATGTCCGACATGGCGACCTGCACCGCGTCGGGGAGCTCGGCGCGGAGACGCTCGATAGCGCCCAGGAACTCGGTCACGCCTTCGACGTCGAGCGTGTCGCTCATCGTGTCCCCTTCGCTAGTAGTGCGGCCATCTCCTCGCGCTGCGCGATCCGCTGGAAGTAGACCGACCAGCGGACGAACTCGGCGTTAGACATCTCCCGGATCGTCGCCACCGTCATCCCCAGCTTGATCGCCAGGAAGTGTTCGAACTCCGTCGTCGGGTCCGTCTCGAAAGTCGAGCACCGCCTCCTTTTCGGCCTTCTCTTCGAGGCCGGACAACTTTCGGATCTTGTCGACCGGGCCATCGAGCTCGCCAGCGGGCGCGGCTTCCTGCCAGTTCTGCACGTCGATCTCTGTCATCGCAGGTTCGAGCATCCCGAGGGACAGGATCAGCCGTTCCCGCGCGCCGGTGTCCTTGGTCGCTACCTTCTGCATACGGAAGATCTCCCCGCGGGATAGTGCCCGCACGCGGACCGTACCGACACCAGGGATCTCGACTTCTGCTTCCTCGAGCCGGGGCTTTGCGAGCTGTTCTTTCGAGACGGTCATGGGTGCTCCTGTGGGGTGGGGTTTACGGCTGTGCGGCGTTGTTCACCGGTCCGGAAAGCTGGAGCTCTGCGGTCCACGTGATCATGTCCGCGACGGGGTTGGTCTCCACGTAGTTCGTGACCAGGACCGAGACGCTGTTCTGGGGCTTCCCTGATCCGGTGCCCTCGACGCGCCGGATCAGTGTCACGACGGTCCCGATCAGGGGCTCGATCGTGGGCCGTGGGCCGGTCCCGGCGGTGTTGTCGTAGATCCCGCCGATCGAGCTCGTGCCGTCCTTGAGGCCGCCGGTGTAGACGTGCTCGTCACGGCCGTACGTCGTCACATCGTGGGAGTCGGAGGTCCGGCCCAGGTTCGACGTGTTGCAGAACGTCGACAGGTTGACGGCGTTGAGCGAGATGAACGTGTTCTTGCCATGTACGAATGTCATCGCGGGGCCTCCTCTAGCCGACCGGGTACAGCTGGTAGGTCACCGTCGCGGTGACGGAATGTGTGACCGTGACGAGCCCGGTAGTGGGATTGACCTGCTCGGGCCGGACGTAGAAGACCTGCGTGGTCGCGTTGGTGACCGACTTCGAGATGACGCCGCCGGGGGCCAGGTTCAGCGGGTTCCCCGCCGGGGTGACACCCGGGTCCGTGATCGTCACGACGTCCGGGCTCGCGTTGCCGTTGATCACCACGAGGTATGCGCCCTTGGGGCCCATGACCGAGCGGTCGATCGTGTCGGTGCCGGCGACCGCGGCACCGGACACGACGGTCCCGGCGTTGGTCGGTGTCGTTGCTGCGAGAGCTCCCATGGGTTAGGCACCCTTTCCGAAGACGTCGAGTGTGAATGTGGCGGCGAGGTACTCGGTCCCGGCGACCGCGATCACGTTGAACACGGCCCGCACCACGCGGACCGAATCGAACTTCGTGTACGCCGGCGCCGCCGCCTCGAGGACCGCCTTGACGGATGCCGTACCGGACCCGTCAGCGAAGCGGGCGATGTCGGCGCGGGAAGCCCGCGCCGACACTCTCCCCACCAGGAGAACCACAGGAACCGTCAGACGATCCGCACCGCGCGCATACGCGGAGTCGTAGTCGATCCCGTCCGGATAGGTCACCACCGCGGCCGGCGGCGTGATCTTGTCCGGCGGGTAGGCGTGCACACGTAGCCCCGCGATCGTGTCGAGACGGTCCGCCAGCTCCTGCATGACCTCGGCAAGGTTCATCCGACACGCAACCTGTTCCGCACGTACGGCACGAGGATCACCGCGACGTCCGGGTCGACCTTGTCGAGCAGCCGGAGCTCGGAGCCCATGTCGGGAGAGCCCGCGATCCCATATGGCGACTCCCGGCGGGCGAACACCCGGGACGCCTGCAAGAGCGTCGCCTGCTTGACCGGAGTGGGCACCGTCGTCCATCCGTACTGCGCGGTGACGGTGACCTCGCTCTCGGCTCCGGTCGGGCTGAACGCCGCCTGCTTGTCGACCACGAGCCGGGTCCACGGCCGGGCCAACTGGGCGGCGTTCGCTGGCTGTTTCGCGTACAGGTCGACCGTGCCGGTGGGCACGGTCACGGTGAGTCCGGTCGCGGTCATCAGGTCATCGATCTGGATCACCCAGCGGGCCCGGCGGGTATCCCATTCGGCCGTGTAAACCCTCGCCTCGGGAGCCGCCACGAGCCCGAACTGACGACGCGTGAACCCGTCCACAGACCGGGACGCCGCGGTGACGGCGAGCGCCAGCTGTGTGTCGTCCACGGCGTCACCGATGCGCGCATACGCCGCCAGGTCAGCGGCGGTCGCGTAGTCGGGGGCCCAGGTCATCGGATGTTCCTCAGGGGAGCTGGAACGCGCCGACGGTGCAGGACGTGACGGCCGAGTAGGTCACGGCGACGTTGGCGCCGCCGTAGCCGGTCTTGAGGGGGAAGATCCCGATCGCGCCGGCCGCGACCGGGACACCGGTCTGGCCACCGACAGTGACGGTCTTCGAGGAGGCGTCACCGTTGCGGAAGATCAGGACCGCGGGAGCCGTGTCCCATCCGCCCATCTCGTTCGCGGTGACCTGGACCGTGTCGCCGCCACCCGTGGCGGCCGCCAGGGTGCCGATGTCCAGGCCGCCGGCCGGAATCGCCTGCAGTGTGAGAGCAGCCATGGGTTACTCCTCGTTCTCTTCGTCGGGGTAGTTCAGGACCTCCACAGGCGGGCCGTCCGTGTCGAGGACCCAGCCGTCCTCGGTGAGGACGTACCCGCCGCGGCGTACCGGCTCCTCGGAGGCGGGCGCGATGACCTGCACCTCCTCCGAGGCGCTCGACGGCTCCTCCGGCGACGGGGGGGCGACCGGAGGAGCCGAAGCCTTCTTCTTCGCAGGCATTACGTCAGCCGGATCCCGGAGAGCCCGACCGGGCGCAAGAGGTGGGTGCCGAAGTACCCGAACAGCGCCAGCTCGATCAGCGCCGGACCGGACTTCTCCTCGAACCGGAACGACAGAGTAGGCGACTCCCACACCCACGCATCCGACTGGTTGAGGATGAAGATCTGCGAGTCACCCGCCGCGGTGCCGGTCATCGCCCACGCGGGCACCAAGAGGACGTTGTCGACCTGCCAGCCGCCGGGGCCGCCGACGCCGGAGGCGTTCATCTGGCCGCCCAGGCTCACCCACGGGAACATCGGGCGGCCGGTCGAGTCGACCGCACCGGCGACGATCTGGGCGGCGTTCTGGCCGAGCGCGGCGCCGCTCGGGAACGCGAACCGGTTGAACGGGTACCGGGCGAGCTCCTTCCTGAAGCCCGCGATCGCGGCCGGCGGGGTGCCGGTCGTGCCGACGTACGTCGACGCCTGCGCACCAGACGGAACGAACCCGGACGTGATCGTGCCGCCGGCACCGTTCGCGCCGTTCAGCAGCGTGTACACCTTCGCCTCCGTCTGGCGGGCATAGGACTCCCGCATCGCGGCCATGGCGATCTGGTCGATGGCCGGGTTCGAGGAGTCCACGATCTCCCGGGTCAGGACCATGCGGCCCGAAATGCCGCCGGG